AAGAGGATAGAGAATGGCGGCTTATGATAGGGCAAAGGCTATGTTGAAGGGGCAGAAAATAACGTCATTCTTTTGTGACATTATGGGCGAGTTCAACGTTACTATCGACGGCCATGCAAGGAACATTGCTTACAATGAACGTATCGGATTGACCGACGACCGAACAAATATTGGGGTGCGTGAATACAAGGCGTTACAGGAAGCTTACAAGGAAGCTGCAAACGATGCCGGAATTATGCCCTACCAATTACAGGCTATTACTTGGCGGGTTTGGCGTGACCGTTACAACATCAAATAATGTCAGCGCATTTCTTAAACCAACGCAAAATAATGTCAGCGCATTTCTTTTTTGGACTGTCATGCCGGATTGGTTTGTTGGTTTTACCACTGGCGGGGGCAGTATCGGGCAAGTTGAGACGCGGGGCTTGCTCAAAATGGGGCGGGGCGGGATCAGATTTTCCCGTCCCGTTTTTATCCCTTGACCGATTCGGCGGGGGGTGCAATAACTATCTGGCGGGGTTGTCCCGCTAACCACAAAGGAAGGAACATTTAACCATGTTCGATTTAATAGAAGTAAACACAGACTTAAACGTTATTGAACATAACGACCCATCAAACATTGAATTGTTTATCCGTCGCGGCAGTGTCCGGCGGGTGCCAATCGAAGCAATAACCACACGGGCTGATAGTTTTGATTATGCCAATCAACAACCCGTCGAAGTGTGCGAACCCGTACCAATGCCGGACTATTCAGCCTTACAAAATACCGCATCCGGTGCAATACTGAAAACAAGGCCAATCGGCAAAACTTATAATCTGGTGCCGCATGATAAGTTATTCCGGCGGCAAGCCGAATTGCTGAATGAGTCGGATTTGCCTTTGTCGAATGTAAAGGTAATTGATCGCGTTTATGACGACGGGCTTCGAGCGCATCGAACAATCCACTTTAACGACCTACAAACCACAATTGGGGATTCCAGCGACCGCGTAAACTGTCGCATGGATGTTTTCAATTCTGTTGATATGTCATGGAGCTTTCAAATATTCAGCGGGGCATATCGTGACCTTTGCCGCAATACGTTGGTTTTTGGTGGTGAAAAGGCTTATCACCAAAAAGCAAAACATACTAAAAACTTGTCCCCAGATGCATTGATTAGCAAGGCGGGTGGAAGTCTGGAAATGTGGACAGGCCAGCGAGATAAGATGAACTTGTGGGCGGGTGCCAAGCTTACTGATAAAGCTTTCGGTGATATTTTGGCGCAATCTATCTGTTTCAAAAACACACGAGCAGCACAGGCAGAACAAGGTAATCAGGTGAATGAATCCCTAATGAATCACTTGCTTTATTTGTTCGATAAAGAAAAGCGCGAATTGGGCAATACTATGTGGGCGGCGTACAATGCTTTAACTCACTGGTCTACCCATACGCAGGAAGCGTGGACTGATCCAAAAACAGGAAAAGATCGCGTGTCTGGTAAATCAACTCATAACGTCGCCAATACTCAGCGAGTGAGAAACGACAAGGTGCGGCAGGTGCTCGAATGTCCAGCGTGGACATGGGCAGAAAGTCGAGCGGCGGCGTAATGGGTGAAATCATAGCAAATGTTTACAAGTGTGTTTGGATTGTCGCGCTTGTTCTCTTGATCCTAGCAATCCTATAAGGAACTAAACCAATGTCTAATATTCCAACCAAACTAGTAACTGAATTTGCCGAATTGACCAATCGTATTGAGGAAGCAATACGGCAAGACGAACGGCAGAAAGTATTGACCCAGTTGTCTAAGGAACTGTTTGCCGATAAGAACGGGGAAAAGACACGCGAGGCGGCGCGATCCGTCCGGCAGCGGCGGGGCTTTCATGCCAATAGTAAGCTTGGCAAGCTCTATCGGTGCCTTGCCCGTCGCACGTATGCCGTGACCAAAAACACGCTAATTCGTGAAACTGGTATGACTAAAGGATCAGTTTATACGGGCATCGGTGCGTTGCGGGAAAAAGGTTATAAGATCGAAACCGTTTTTCGTAAGGGTGCCAAATCAGCTTACAAACTGGTTGCGTAGTCGGAAAGCATAGTGTAACAATCTAGGGGACGGGGCAGCTTGTCCCCTTAACCAATAGAAGGAAACAAACCAATGATTAAATCAACTCTTAACATCAACAATGAAACATTTAACGACGACGAGGCAAAGAAGCTTGTTGTTATGACTTCCAGCGAACAGGCGATTATATTAGGGCAGGTTGAAGCCCTTGAATATCAGATTAAAGGCTTGAAGGAATTGTTGCGCGGTTATGGCTTCGATCATTACACGTTCTGCACTGATTCCCCGCGCACTGTGGCGCGGCTCCAGTTAGCCTACAAGCCGGAAACAAACGACTAGGTTTAACTCTTACCTCCCTAGACTTAACCCGCTTGGCTAGTCCGGCGGGTTCTTTTTTTGCCTATTGCTTGAATATATCCAATCGGCTTGAATTGGCGGGATAAATCGCGGGTTGATATGCGGGTGATTCAAGCGCAAATCTACCGTCTATCTGTCAACTAAATAATAATCGGCATATAAAACTTGTCGGCCTAGATAAAAAATTTTGACAACAGGCGCGAATATGCGGGGATATTATGGCGGGGACAAATCCGGCGATCTGTCAACGCGGGGCATCCTTGGTATTGGCAATGAGATTTCCCCGATTCGGGGTCGCAAGGGCCACCCGGGGGGTACGGGTACCTGTTAGCAATGCCCCCAGCAATTTTATTTCTGTAGGGTTATCGATATGGCTAAGAAACAACTCCTCTGGGGGTATCCCAAAGGGGTACAGGAAAGGATTTCCCAGAAAGAAACCCCTACGCACAGGCGAAGGGGCTTGATGGGGTGTATTTCCCGGCAGGACTTAGTCCTATCATACAGTCGAAATGCGGTTTTGTCAAGAAAAAAGCTCCAGATTGCCTCATTTTTATTTTTATTGTTGACTTGCAGGTATATAATCGGTATACTTGGGTTGTGGGGCTAGATAAATCTAGCACATCCCGACAATTTTCCTCTTGACTTGTACCAACAGGGCGATGTAGGCTAATTAATCGGTCCCACAACTATTAGAAAAGAACAAAATCCCATGTTTGAAGCATCCCTACTCGTTTGTTTAGCTATTTCTCCCGAAACTTGCAGACAATTAGACGACACGAAAGGTCCATACCCTACAGAAAGCGAATGTAAAGCCCGTGTAGACGAAATGGCAGAGTTTGCTACATCAGCTAATCTGTTTGAATTGGACATAAAGTGGAAATGTAACGGACTGGACGGACTGAAAGTCAGGTTTTATGAACCTTCTACCTCAACAAAGACAAAAAGACCGACAGCTTACCCCACAACAGAACCAGTTTCTAGAACTTCTCTTTGAAAATGGTGGTCAGGTCACCGCAGCAGCGGTGGATGCAGGGTATTCACGGGGTTCAGCCGCGTGGCTAAAGTCAACTCTATCCGATGAAATCATCGAACGCACAAAGCAGGTCCTTGCAACCAACGCTCTAAAGGCCGCTAATCGCGTTATAACGACCATAGACAACCCCGCCCCAGAAAGAGGTGATGATCTACGCCTCAAAGCTGCAGAGTCGCTCCTGAACCGTGTAGGAGTGGCAAAGCAGGAACAAATCAACCACAATGTAACCGCCATTCATGGCGTAGTGCTGTTACCCCCTAAGAAAGAGGTAGTGATCGATGGCTGAAGATAACAGAAAACTAATGGGAGCCGCTCTAGCTGGTGGTATCGCTGGTGCTGGTGGTGCTGCAGCTATAGGTGCTAGTACCTCTATTAGAGATAGACGTAGACGACGTAAGCAGGATGCAAGTGAAAAAAAAGCATTTGAGCGAAGACAAGCAACTAAAAAAACTCAAACCAAAGTTAAAAAACAAACTGCAGAATTTCGACTAGAAAGATTGCAGAGGATCAAGCCGTCTGATTTAGACCCTAGAGATCGTAAAATAAGAACCGCCTACATAAAAGAACAAAAAAATATACTAAAAGGTTTGAAACCAAATCCAACAGCAAGTATTGCAAAAACGATTGGTTTGAGATCACTGCCCGGAATAGGTGCGTTTCTAACTGCAATTAGTAGTACACCTGTAGGTGATGCAACTAGACAAAAGGGCTTCAAACAAGAAGCCTTTAAACGCAAGCCTACAACAAAAAAGAAAAGCTAAGAATGGCTGACCCTACTTGGTTACGTCGGGCAATGAACCCCGACACCCCAACTACCTACGCAAACGAAACCGTGCGAACAATAGACTTTGAAATCGACGGTAGGCTGTTTGTTGCTCCGACTATACGGCGAGAAAAAGAGGGTTTGAGTAGACTGTCCGACAGCGAAGCAATAGCCGAAGCTATACGCAGAGGAGACGCTATACCTGTCCCAGAAGGAATGACAGGACCGGAGTTCTCTAAGCTGATCAGTGATCAAATAAATTCTTCAAGGAAGCATCGTGGCAGAAAAGCAAACGGTTCAGCCGAAACCCGCTAAACGAACGTATCAGCTATCGACTGCTGAACGTGCGCGAAGAGCAGCCCAAAAACGGCTACGTGAAGCAAAGAAGAAAGCCGAACAAGCCACAAAGAAAGCTGAGACGAAAAGAAAGAAAGCCCGTGATCTTGAGAATACTATTGGACGAGTTGAGAAAGCTATCAAGGGAACGGATACAGCAGTCATTGACATGGGAGATATCTCCGTTCTACCCGCGTCCGTTTCCGATCTTGTGGGAGATTCCGAAGTTGTTTTCAAACCTAATATGGGACCTCAAGAGGAGTTTCTTTCGGCGGGTGAAAGAGATGTACTATATGGTGGTGCTGCTGGCGGTGGAAAAAGTTTTGCGTTACTTGCCGACCCATTACGTTTCTGTCATAACCCTAATCATCGTGGTCTTCTTCTTAGGCGCACTCTCGACGAACTAACAGAACTAATCGACAAATCACGCCAGCTTTACACAAAAGCTTTTCCCGGGGCGAAGTTTCGAGAATCAAAATCCACATGGGTCTTTCCATCAGGAGCAACCATGTGGTTTACTTATTTAGACAGAGACAAAGACGTTACCCGATTTCAGGGACAGGCATTTAACTGGATAGGCATTGATGAGATTACCCAATACCCCACGCCGTATGTGTGGGACTACTTGCGTTCCAGACTTCGTTCTACCGACCCTGAACTTCAAGAACACCTGTACATGCGATGCACAGCCAACCCCGGAGGCGTAGGTGGCTGGTGGGTCAAAAAGATGTACATCGAAGGAACTCCCGAAAACAAAGCATTCCCTGCTTTTGATATAGACACACGTAAAACGTTTGTTTGGCCTAGCGGTCACGAAAAGGCAGGTCAGCCGCTCTTCTTCCGAAAGTTTGTTCCAGCGCGGTTGACAGATAATCCCCACCTCATGGCTGACGGTCAATACGAGGCTATGTTGCGTTCGCTCCCAGATGTCGAACGGAAGAGACTTCTCGAAGGGGATTGGGATGTGGCAGAGGGAGCAGCCTTCCCAGAGTTTTCACGAGTGAAGCACGTAGTCGAACCATTTGAGTTACCGACTAACTGGCCTCGCATACGAGCAGCAGACTACGGGTACTCTGCACCATCGTGTGTCCTGTGGGGTGCAATTGACTGGGATAACAATATTTGGGTATACAGAGAACTATACGCAAAACACTTGACAGCAGAGCAATTAGCTGATAGAATACTAGAAGCGGAACAACTTGACCCGTTACCTCACTATACCGTACTCGATTCCTCTTGTTGGAACAAGACAGGATTTGGGCCATCTATAGCAGAGGTAATGATGCAGCAGGGAGTTCGTTGGACTCCTTCTGATCGTAACCGTATTCAGGGAAAGATGGAGATACATCGTCGTTTGGCAGATGACCCCTATTCACAAGAACCACGTATACGTTTCTTTTCATCTTGCCAGAACATTGTGAAACAAATAGCTGGCATACCACTCTCTAAAACCAATAGCGAAGACGTAGATACTAAATCTGAAGACCACGCATACGATGCACTCCGATATATGTTGATGACACGAATGAGTGGGTACGCTTCAATACACCAGCAACTAGGCGCAATCAAGAACCACGTATACAAGGTTCAAGATGAAGTATTTGGATACTAAATGAGTAATAAGGTACTTGATAAACGAGTAGAACAATTCAATCTCATAAAAGAGAGTTTGTTTCCTGACGGAGTAATTACCCCTGTGTCTGAAATACAGGAGCGTATAGCTGCTGGAACGCACACCATTCGAGACGGATTGATTGCAAGGTTCTATGCTAAAGGTATAGCGATTGATCCGGGGCTTTTAAAACGAGACGAAACAAAAGAATTTGCAAAGGCTATGCAAGAATCGTTTCCGGTAAGTGGTGGATCACCCAGTAGAAATGTAGATGGATTTGCAGGTGTACTTGGGTTAGCTTCCCGAAACAATATACCTTTAGACTCTTCGTTTGCAGAGTTAGATCAAGCTTCAAAAAGCACAGATTTTAATGCGGGTATACGTACAAAAATTGTATCACCAATAAGAACAGATGTTACGTCTGTATCTGAAGGTAAGTTAGTAAGACCATCAAGCTCTTCCGGCAAGAAAAAACTTTCAAGGGGAGCAGTACCCCCCGGAGTTCTTAAAGGAATAATGGATGGTATTGGTGACATACCTGATCCTATTATGCGGGATGCAGTTGTTGCTAGTATGTTAGGACTTCGTGGTACAGACCTCTCTGGTATAGCTACAACAGCAGAACTTGCTGAAGAAACTTTTCCTGCCCGACCTTACTACGATCCAGAGACGGGAACGTTGATATCTCCTGATCCTGAGTTACCGGGAAAGGGCCGAAAGGGAGCAGGACCGGATAGACCACTTGGTCCGGTTATGAAGCAGATAATGGATCGTAGATATGCTGCTGCCGTAGACGGAGAGTTGTTTCCAGACATAGATACAAAAAAAATTGCTGCAGCCCTTAATGAATATGTATACCCAAAGATAGACAAAAAAACATTAGCTGTACTAAAAAAACAACCTAGTGGGTACACAGACATTCGCCGTATCGTGGCTTCAGCAATTGCTAATCAACTAGGTGACCCTCAAGCAGCAGCAGAAATTATCAGTCACACTGGAGCGGATGGGGCTGAGAAAATTGATCGTGTAATGACAGGATTCTACACAGACGTAGAAAACCTAGACTCACTAGAAGCACGAAGGTCTGCACTGATTGGTTTTGAATCTTTGATGGCAGACGCTACTAATTCATCAAATGCTAAATCTCTTGGTCAATACCTTAGACTAGGATTACCAGAAGAGTTTAATGCTGAATACCCAAAGTTAGAAATTAAGGGTTCAAAAGTTGGTTCTGCCGTACAGGTGACAGAAGCTACATCTGAACAGATTGAAGCTGGCAGACAATTAGACTTGGCTCAGACTAGTGAAAAAACTGAAACAGCTAGAGCCAATGCACAAAGAAAAGGTAAAGATGCAGACCTTGATACGATTGCACGAGGCGAAAATGCAACGGCGGTTGCAGAAGCAGAACTCAAGTTAAAACAAGCTGGAAAAGAAGTAGCACAGGCTAAGACAGCAGAAGCAACTGCACAAAAAGCTTCCGAATACAACAAAAGTGGTGGTACACTAGATAAAATCATTGACTTGTACGGTAAGTTGCCCGGACCCGTTCAAAAAGCAATTCCTATTACGGGTACTGTTGCCGGACTTAGCCAAGTACCGGAAGTACAAGCCAGCATGTCTGAACAAATGCAAGACATGGGAATCTCGAAATCTATTGCTGATCCTGTAGCATCTGTAGGTGCGGGGGCTGATTTTTTAATTGGGGAAGTTGCTCAAGTTGCTCCTAGCGACGTTGTTTCAATGGCACAATCAATACCGGAACAACCCAGTATGATGCAAGCAGCAGAAGCAAGACAAGCTCAAGTTCAAGATGTAGGTGATGAGTTTGGTAACCTTGATCAACAAGGACAACCAGTACCTTCCGCTCCCGTAGATATACCTGATCCGGTTCCGTCTCGACAGGGAATGCTGGCTGCAGGTGGAGCAAGAGAAAGAGTTAACCAAGCAAGAAAAGCCGCGCTTGCTGGTCAAGAAACATCAATGAGCGGTTCCTTTCTAAATTAACCCATAGGGGAGACAAACCTATGCCTGACAATAATTACAACTACGGTGCAGCATATGTAATGAACTCTGACAAGGTCAGCGTTGATACAGATGAAGGTGCATCAAAGCTTTACCGTGAAGGTCTGGAGTTCCCAACTCGCGTACAGACAGGCCCAATGATAGAAGATATGCCAAAGCAGCAAACTAAGCCAACAGTAGAAGCATCTCTATTTAAAATGGCTGATGACAGACCTCAAGGCAACAATTAAAGGTAAATTATGTCTGAAAATTTCCTACAACCTCCAGATGATAGTGAAGTTGTAGTCGTAAATCCAGAAGATGAAATGCCCGGTCTTGCCGCGCACATCCGAAGTAGGTTCCAAGATTCTGAAAATGGTCGTTTTGCTTACGAGCAACGTTGGCTAAAAGCGTTTAAGAACTTTCGTGGTATATACGATTCAACAACACAATATAGAGACACAGAACGTTCTAAGGTGTTTATTAAAATCACCAAGACAAAAGTTCTGGCTGCTTACGGACAGATTATTGATATTCTGTTCGCAAACAAAAAGTTTCCGTTGGTTGTAGAGCCAACTCCTATTCCCGAAGGTATTGCAGAGTTTGCTCACATGCAAACCCCGCTTGATGATATCATCGATCCCTACGGATTTGAAGGGGACGGAAGAACCTTAGAACCGGGAGCGTTAGAAGCTTCTGCACCTAATGGTGACTTCTTAGGGGGATTATCAGACAGGTACAATGGTGCGCCTCTTGTAGAAGGGCCATCTTTAGCCGGAGAACCCCAAATTTCTCCTGCACAAAAAGCTGCCCTTAACATGGAGAAGGTCATTCACGACCAACTTCTTGATACAAGTGCAGTCAATGTATTTAGGAGTGCTATCTTTGAAGCATCTTTACTAGGTACAGGGGTTGTAAAGGGGCCATTTAACTTCGTTAAAAGAGTCCATCAATGGGAGCGAGACGAAGAAGGTTCTCGCGTGTATTCTCCTTATGAAAGAACTGTTCCTCGTATGGAACATGTTTCTGTGTGGGACTTTCACCCTGATCCGGCAGCAACAAGCATAGAAGATTGTGAATACGTCATACAACGACACCGTATGAATCGTTTACAACTTCGCAACCTTATCAGCCATCCTTACTTTTACAAAGATGCTATTGAAGAGGTTATCGCAAAAGGATCAAACTACGAAGACAAGTACTACGAAGATACTATTCGTGAAGACGAGACTGAAGCATACTACCAAGAAAATAGGTTTGAGGTCCTTGAATATTGGGGAGTTCTTGACGCTAAGTTTGCACAAGAAGTTGGAATGGATATTCCTGATGGATTGGACCCCATTGACCAACTACAGGTAAACGTATGGGTATGTGGAAATTATGTTCTTAGGTGTGTCTTAAACCCATTTACTCCTGCGCGTATTCCTTACCAAGTCTTTCCATATGAAATCAACCCGTACCAAATATGGGGTGTTGGCGTAGCGGAAAACATGGAAGATGCACAGATGTTAATGAACGGTCACGTTCGTATGGCAATTGATAATCTATCTTTAGCTGGTAATCTTGTTTTTGACGTAGATGAAGCCAGCTTGGTTCCCGGACAAAACATGGACATATTTCCCGGAAAGATATTCCGTCGTCAGTCAGGGGTGAGTGGAACAGCAATCAACGGCCTTAAGTTTCCTAACACTGCACCTGAAAATATACAAATGTACCAAATAAGCCGACAGCTTGCAGATGAAGAAACAGGTCTTCCGTCAATCATGCACGGTCAAACAGGAGTAACGGGAACAGGCCGTACAGCTTCAGGACTGTCCATGTTATTAGGTGGAGCAAGTTTATCACTTAAGACTGTAATTAAGAATATAGATGACTCATTGCTGAAGCCTCTTGGAGAAGCGTATTTTCAATGGAACATGCAATTCAATGATGACGCTCCTGATATTGAGGGTGACCTAGAGATTAAACCACGCGGCGTAGCTGCCGTTATGCAAAAAGAAGTTCGTAGTCAAAGATTAACTACTTTGTTGCAGACCGTATCCAACCCAATGTTAGCACCATTTATTAAAATACCAAACCTCATGCGGGAGCTTGCTATAGCTCAAGACATAGACCCAGATAGCTTGGTCAATGACGTAAGCGAGGCACAAATATTTGCAGAAATGTTGAAAGGATTAGCAGCTAATGCTCAACAAGGAACAAGCCCGGAAGGTCAGCCCGTTGGTGACCAACAAGCAAGCATGGGACAGTCTGGAGGAGTACCTGCAGGAGCAAATCCAGATGACGCTTCGGGCGTTGGTGGGGGCCAGATCGGAACTGGAACTGTTCCGGCTGCAGGGGAAGATAACTTCACTGGAAACGCTTAAGGGATTAAGAAACGATTATGAAGCTTCTGTTAAAGCAAAGGATGTAACAAACCGATGACCAGCCCCGCCGCTCAAAAATATATAGA